GTTCACTCTTGATGCCTCTCGATCTAGCCTCCCGCACAGCTGCATGACTTGACGCTTCAGATAGCCGGGCTCAGTTTTGCATAGGCTCTCATCGAAGATCAGCACCAGGACTTGATTGTCTCCCTGACCAATCAAGCGAAAGGAGCACGGGTAGTCAACGACCGCGAGGAGAACTAGCCCCATTGTGCACATCGTCCAGAGCTTTTGAGCTAATCCTTCAAATCCTCCATAATGAGGGCCTGATGAGGTTCCATCGCCCCATACTAAGCCTGTGTGGGGGATTGGACGAGGATCTCGGCGTGCTGGGAATGCGAAGGATGCATCACGATAATCTCTCTCAAACGAATCCGGTCGCTCACTCGCTACACGAACATGAATTAAGGAGCTTTCGAAGAAATCATGTACCCATGTGAAGAGTCGGCGCGTCCCGAAGAGCTCATTCAGAATGTCTCCTACAGAGTAGACTGCTGCCTTCCTCCACAGCAAGTTCCACCTGGTCAGGTCAATCTCCAAAATAGCTTGGTTCTCTCGTTTCTCGGAGAAAACCGACTCCATGTGAGTCAAGAGATCGGCTCTCGCCATCGTCATTGTCTGGTGGGGAAGGAAGGGAAAGACACTCTCCGATATATTGTGCTCAAGCATGACGAGAATGAAGCGGACTTTGTAATGAAGCATCGCGAACATCCTTGGCTCGAGTTTGAACTCTCCTTCCTTGGGATACACTGCGATGATAAGCCACTCTGGAGGGATTTCCCCTCGCTCGACTGCCTGTATGATGTCATTGGGGGAGAAGGAGGGGTCAGCCAACATCTCTAGGATGAGCCTACGGGTCTGGGTGGGCCGTCCGTTGCGTGGACGAGGGCTCTTCCTAGTCGCCCAAGGCTCTTCCTTTTGATCACGGGGAAAACTGACTGACTTGTCGTCCAGGCATTCGAGCCATGTATCGTGCATAGAGTCAAGTTCAAAAATCTTTCCGAACTGTACCCCCTCCCAGTCGTCTGAAGGTATATCATTAATAGATATGTCCAGCCGTCGTGTCAAATATGCTGCTTTCAAGAAAGACGGTCTCCTCGGAGCAGGCTCGGGGAAAATAAGATCAGGCCAGGATTTTCTCTTGGTGATGTACCCGACGAGGAAGGCCGAGCGGACTGCGGCACCAAGTCTGATGGCATCTGATGGGAGCGTTTTGTCTGGCGTTGTTCCGTGCTCTTGTGCAGACTGTCCACCACCCCCAGCATCTACGATAGGATGGGAGCATGTCTTCTGCAGCCCGAACATCTCGGAACAATATCGTACGGACACTGCGTGCAGATCTAATATCCTCTCTAGTCGGCTCACCAGAGGATGGGTCCCTCCAGTCAAGTCGTCCTCCTTCTTCTCTAGCTTAGCGCACATTCGCTGGTATGGACCGTCTGTCGAGAACACAGGACACGTCAAATATGTCATCCTTGCTCTGCACAGACTCTCAATCCCTTTGACAATGTCGTAACCGCGATTCCCGTACGACGTGAGGACCTCGTCTTGCCATGAAAAGAAATCCGTTATCGCTCGTACGGGTAGAGAGTCAGGCATTAAGTGTTGACCAAGGTACGCCATGAACCGAGCGTAGGCTGCCCCTTTTAGACCTTCCAGTTGGGTGGTAGTGATCAATGTTGGGTCATATCCCTTCTCTATGAAGCAGTGTAGATTTGTTCCCGGGTAGAATAGGTAAGAGGGCGTGGATATTGGTTCAGCGGGTGCACCCTCTCCCAATTGAGAAGCGACACGGAGGCCGTCGACCCATCGGTCGAGAACACTGAACACTTTATACCACACGTGGGCTTCAGG